TGCAGTTCTTATAATACTATATCTTCCATACATTATATTCTCCTCTATAAAAAATAGGGAGCTAACCGTGGCTCCCTGCGTGTCTATTACGTGACAACCCGATAATAATATTTATGATAATATTAGAAGGAGAATGTAAGACCTACGCTGGGCTTAAATTCTTCTGCATCAAAATTATAATTGGCGCCAGCGCTTACTTCTGCTCCGCCAAGATTATAAACATATTCACCACCTATGTTTTGTAGTGTTTCATCAGTATCACCATTCAAGTAAGCTGTTGCACCCATAATTGACGCAGTTGTTTCGAAGCCAAGTTTCTCTGCATCAATATCATATGAAAGTGCCCCACCAACTCCTAAACCAGCTGCTTCGAACCCGCTAACACCTGCACCAAGTACAGTGTTTTCGGTATCAAAGTTGTAGTCCAGAGCTGCAGTAACATCCATGCCCATTACACCGAGTGTGTAAGAACCTTGCAAATTGCTAAGATCTGTCAGATCGGTACCCCAATCAGTAAATCCTACCGCTACTGATGCACCAGCTACTTCCACTTTCACTGACTCTGCCATGGCAGGTTTAGCCAGTGTCTGGTTTCCTTCTGCATCGGGCATAAGCCCGTTGTCGTCACCAATAGAAAGACCGATACCAGCAACTGATGTGCCTACGGTCCAGTTATCTAGTACAACGGCATTGCCATCTGTTGCACTAAAGTCTAGGTCTATGTTAGCCAAACCTGCAGCATCGATGCCAAGGTCTAGACCCATAGATCCGGCCATGTCGCCGGCTGCAGTTTCTGCTAAAGTTATACCGACTTCGCCAGAAATAGTTGGCCCTGCACTGGCCGTTGTGTCTTCAGCAAATGCTACGCCGGCGAACGATGTAGCGATTGCGGATGTGATAAGTAACTTTTTCATTATTATTTCCTATTATTACTTTTTGTTCCAAATCTCATATAGAACCCAAACTGCGATCAAACCAACTAGTCCCTGAGCGCCTAACATCGCGATGATCCCGCTAACATTAGTAATTACGCTAGCTGTTGGGAGAAACGGAATTGCACCAAGCCCTAAGACTTCTAGTACAATCATAAGAGCTGCGATACTAATACCGACTTCTGCTAGTGCCCCTGCCCATGTTTTTACTTTGTTTAGAATTTCCATAATTGTTATTCCTTTATTTGTTATTCGCCACACTTCTGTTGCTAGGCAGTGGCCGCCCCCTGTGATTATGCTGCTAGAGCAAATCCAGATGGTGCAAAATTATCGTTTGCATTTGTGTTTTGTAAACTGGACTACATGTCGATCCTATTTCAGCCCCATCAAAAACACACCTTCTTGGCCCGACTAAGGGTTGTGTGCTGCACCACACCTATTGTGCAGATAGGCGAAGTGTGTTTTTGGTGGAGCTGCTGGGTACCGCCCCCAGGTCCATATAACCTTTATAACGTCTACTTCTTTATTTAATCACATATCCGAGAAATTGTAAATACCATAAAACTATATTTTTACTTCGTGACATAATTATCACTTTCCAATTCTCGTCATATGCTATGGTTATATTCTTATACTTCTTTATCGTGTACGTAGAGCTGGATGAGGGCATAGTGTAATACCTTCATTAAGTCTTTTCTAGCGTCTGCAGAAGAACCCTTCTTACCGTACCGCTGTGCGTACTTGAGGACATTGCCAATACAGAAACCCGTGCCATGTCCACCATCAACAATGAATTCAGTAGCCTGAAATTTTTCTTTTGCATAGTGCTGACCATATGTGCTATCGACGTACTCCTTAAATTCTTTGATTAGTTCTGCTTCATTGAATTTATAATCAATATTTGGAACGAGAGTAAACGTATATTCGGTATCTTCATAACCCTCTTTGGGCCAATCCTTATAATCCTCAAAATCTGATGAGTCAATCATCAAGGTTGATGTATCGATTGTGACGACGTTTTTTTCTTTTGCCATATCCAAGTCTCCTCATTATTTCCATACGTTTTTCATGGTCGTATGAAATCCATTCTGTTATCTCATCTATCGTTCTGCCACACCCAATGCATGTCCTATTCGGACCAATCTTACAGACTTGAATGCATGGTGTAACATATAAATCCTTATTCATAGAATAGGTGCGAACCTATTACCCGAACCAGTTTCATTTCCTTCGCCCAAGCTGGATTAACCCAATTAGCATGGTAATGATTTGCCCCAAACGATGGATCCTCTACATTTCCTATCATAACGTCTCGTGCTATAACCTGGGCCTTTTCCCAAGCCTTTTCATCAGTCGGAGTATGATCCTTAATCATGTGGGTCCAACTGAATTGTTTATCCTGATATACCACACCGCAAATAGTATCTGGCCAACGTTTATCTTTGGCTCGGTTAGCAGTGACCTGCGCTACTGCTATTTGGCCCTCTGAGACTTCACCACGTGCTTCATGGTAAATATTAAGAGCCATACATTTATGTTGTTCCGGATCTATATCCGGACGAAGTGCTAGTGCTGTCGCAAATAATCCTGCTGCTATTCCCATGGTAATTAACCCGCTCGCTGTGTTTATTATCTTACGTTTCATGGTTATTTAGCCTTATATTCACGAGAATACTACACTATTTTTAGGGAGTTGTAAACCCCCTTTTTTCATTTTATAGGAAAAAAATTAAATAATATTATTTTCATTCGCTGTTATCACCTGGCATTTTAAGAGGACGGTTTAAGAAGTCGTGTCTAGGATCTTGACCATCGATGCCACCTTTCATATATGCACCAAAGAAGGAAGCATAGTTAATAAGGTCGACGATAGAATCTTCTAATGACTCGAAGTTTGGTTCATAATCAGGATCTAATTCCATAGACTCCATAACAGACTGCAGGCGAAGCATCTTGCCAGTCATAATGTCCAGGATAGTAGCACATCCACGTGGATAGTACATAGCTTGTCGAACACGTGACTTTGGATTCTGGTAATCGTTACCTTTTTGGTTCTGGATCTCTGCAGCACGCTGTAATATTTTCAATGACTCTTTCATATTAATCCCCAACAGCTAATGAGAAGTTGCCGTGGTTGTCATTATGGTTTGGTCCAACCCAATCATCCGGTTTAATCAGATCCGGTAAGCCGAATGGATTAGGGCGGCCAGGTTTTACACCAGGCGATTTTTTCATATTAGCTATCCAGATCTCATTCCAAGCCTTCCATACATCTACACCGAATACGTCTAGTGTACCAATAGCAAAGACACATAGATCGATTAGTCCATCTACAATCTCTTCGGGATCTTTGTTATCAATAGCCTCACGGGTTTCATCCAGCTCTTCCTCTACCATATTAAGGCGGAAGCGGAGATAAGTCTGCATTAGTTCTTTATCGTGTTTATTCTTTTCAAACCACTCGTGCACGCCGAACTTATCGTGCATTTTGTTAATATCTGCTACCCAATTTTCTGACATGGATTACCTTTCTTAATTTCACATAGCACATTATAATAGAATTATCTAACATTGTAAACACTAAAGTAGCGTTCCATCATACTGGGGGTCGATTTTTTTAATCCCTAAAGCCCAGTTTTCCGCTGCATCCTCTACATATCTCAAAGACTTCCCGATGAAATCTTCTTTGTGAAACCACTTAGCGGAATCCTTTTTATAATATTTAAGATAAAAGTATTCCTCTTTATAGTCCACGTGTATTTCACAGTATTCTGATTTATCATCCTTATAGAAGGTAGACAGCTTTTTTCCCATTTATTCCTCCTTCATGAAGTTTACCATTTTTGGATAGATTTTAGATATAGCTCGAGCTACCTCCCTCGCCAATTCCATATGTTCTTTCTGGGTTCCATTTGCCGAACGTAGCTCGACATAATGTATCCAGGAGCGAATAGTACCATTAACATAGAGCCTACTAACTGTATTACCTTCAGGCAAAACTGCCCTAGCTTGTTCTTTTGCGATTCCATTTTCTATTGCCCAATTATATGCAGCTTTTGCTGTGTTGATCACACCTTGCTGATACCCTTTCCACATTTGCTGAAGTTCAATATTTTCATTATCAATACTATTCTGTCGATTCTTTGGATCTTGTAAGCGAGCATCTCTTATAACAAAATCATCATCAAGATCACGAATATCAGCATACCGCTGAGAAAACTCTTGAAATGAAAACGATCTGTGCCGGAGGAGCTGTCTTGCGATGTCTCTTGTGGTTTCGACTTCAATACAGGCTGATGCCATTTCGAAGGGTGACCAGTGTTTGTGCTTGATGAGGTAGTCGAGTAGCTTTGTCGTTGTTTTGGTGTTAGCCTGGTTCGACGGGTTGGAGACACGGGCACAATACGCGACGAGGTCTTGGATGTTATCCAATCCCTTGTAAGCCGCTTCGCCTGCGTGGATACGACCGCCGGGTTGGCTATAGGAGATAAGCTTTGCATGCATATACTTATGATACCTCTTTCAATTTTTTATATCGAGATTGGGGAGAAACCTTAACTTTTATAAACGGTTTATTAGTCTGTTCCTTATTTGGATTGGCAATAGTATAGACTACGGTCCTGCCTTTATCTAATGCCCGTTGCTTATTTAACATTTTTTCCAGAGGCGTTACGCCTATCCCAGCTGTCTTCATTGATGATCTAGCCATTATAATTTAAACTCCTTAAATCGTTCATTCATTTCTGTTTTATCAAATGTAGGCGTATCGTCTACTAAGTCACTGGATCCTTCTGAATCGAATAATCGCATTTTAGACCGATCTACACCCACTAAGAATCTCTTATTAA